TTAAATTTTAAAAAAGGCACTCAGCTCGGTCAGCACACTCGGCTCCAACCAGCACTCCACATTCTTACCTCGTCGCTCCATCTGGATCAGCCCGGCGCGATTTAACTCTTTGAGATGGTGTGACAGAGTCGATGGCGCGATATCCATGCCCTCGCCCAGCTCACCCACACAAAACCGTTCTGCCTCTACCCCACACTTGGTGCCCGGGGCGCAGCAGTTCATCAGACGATAGAACAATGCCAGGCGGTGGGGGTTGCTGAGGGCCTTGAACATTTCATCAAGGGGGGTGCTGTTTATTTGATAGTTCGACATATTTCGAATTATAGATTGATTTGAATGGGAGTCAAGGCTTTCGTATCCCCCGCCTTAAAGTAGCAACCACCAGCGTCATTCCGGCGCAGGCCGGAATCCAGGTTTTGTATGTGTGGGGTGGTGTTAGTTTTGAGACAAAGAGAAAGAGAGAGAATCACACAAAAAAGCCGAGAAAACCGAGACTTAGACAAAAACAGCCCTGATCGTGATTAATGATCAATTTGCGACAAAAAATAGCAATTCGGCACTTTTACCAGTAAAAAAACCACCGAATACTGGTTAGAAAATGTCTTTAAATGACCATTAAAACGATATTGACAGCTATTTAAAGACGGTTTAAATCACATAATCACGAGTTTTTAGTGTTGACGCACTAGCCTGGTCGCTTTCTTCTTACTTCCAATAATTGAGCTATAATGAAATTGTGACCAATAGGCCACGTGGTAGGTGGGGTCGAGAACCTGGCTGGTTCCGGTACCAATAGCCAGGGAAAGCGGGCCTGCAGAATCGGTATCTGCACGTTCATAACGCCCCACCTACTCACCCACCTTATAAACCAGCTCACCCACCCGCTGCTGATTCATCTTCTTATCTTTGGCCTGCATAATGTTCCAAAACAAGCTGCCATCCTGGTTGCGTCTCACCACCACCAGCAAATCATTCTTGCCCTGGAATAGACCGATATAACGACTGCGCCAGCCGTCACCATACTCAGTTAAATAAACCTCATACGGCGTCAATAACGTCGGCAAAATAAAGTTGGAATAACGCTCCCTGGCATCAGCGCGCTTTGCTACCAGGTGGGGTAAAAAATCCTCATCAAAAACCACCGTCTCATTCACAGGTGTTCGCACTGACCGCACTGCGGCCGTCATTCCCAGCGCCGCCTTCATTGCTGAAACAGCTTCATCAACAGACTCAGCCCGAGGCAACATTTCCGGCGCAGCAATACGATGCTCAGCAGCCACATCTCTTAGATCAAGTCGGCCATGATCACGCCATGTTTTCTGCCCACCCAGCAGGGCAATGCAAGGTGTCTTAGATATAGCAAAATCAAACAACCCACCACTGGAACAATCCGGCAACCTGGCAGACTTATCAAACCGCAACCACTCCTGGCCAACGTTATAATCCCAGCCAGGATCAATACCCTTCGGCACCTCACCATAAACCTCGCCAGACTTCACATTAATACGCTCGGTCGGATTCAACGGCGGAGCCTCACCAACAGTTAAACCTTCGTTTTCCATTTGTCGTTGGGATAGGGTTCGCACACCACACCGGCAACCCCAGCCATTAGGTGGGTAATGGGTATTCCACCAAGGATCATCCACCAAAAGTGGAGACATCTTTCCCCATTCAGCATGCAGCTCACGAACACGACCATCGCCCACGTCCTCATACTTCATATAAGGCCGACGATCCTTAACCCGCTGAATCTGCTCCCACTTACCCGCAGCATGGGCCGTGCGCAGATTGGTGTCATAGATCACCCGCGTCCGCCAGCCACGCTTGCCATTAAAGTCCCAGCCATGCTTGGCCACCGCCTTATCAAAACCCTTGCGGAAATCAGAAATGCTGGTGCCATCGGCGATCGCATCATCTACCAAAGAACGGATATCGTGCAGCAGCTCGGTCTTGGTCGCACCAGCCACAGTGAACGCCTTGGCATGTGCCTGACCAGTGAGCTGATCCCAATATTCAGTGGGTAGATTCAGCTTGTCACGGAAGTGATCAATTGCCTCCTGGAATGGAACAGCGCCGAGGGTGACTTCAGTCATTCAGGTTAAAACGTAGTTGGCTTGGCAACAGAGCGAATTACCGCCATGAAACCTTGTTGCAAATGAGTCTTGCCGATTGCTAACCAGCGATGATCGGGTTTCATTTCTTCAAACTGGGCAAACTCTGCTTTCTGAAGCTTCTCAACAAACTCACCGCATTTTTCAGCCAGTGCCTTGCCTTCATTCATAAGGTCAATTTCTTCCTGGCTTAAATCGCGGTAGCCCTTGATTTTAGTGTGCTGGTCTTTCATTACTGTGCTCCTCTTCGTCATCAATATTTGGATATTGCGCCACCAAAGCTTTAACGGCATTCACAACATCGTCGATCTCAAACTCTCTAGTGTTCATCCCCAAAGCAAACTGCACCCTACGTATTCCGGTTTCCCAGCGATCTTTTCTAACTATTTTCCCGTCACCACGAAACTCATAGTCACTAGGGTCTGAGTCTCTAAACTCTGGTCTACGGAAATCACGTTCGGTCACTTTTCTGTCCACTTTATTGGCTCCGTTCATGCCTGTAAGCTATTTCATTGAGCATCACTCACCCCCTTCAACAACCCCACCAACAACGCCTGCTCACTCAGCTCACCCAGCCGCTGATCATCAATGGCCGGATACATCTTCACCAGCCCATCACGAAACTCCATCAGCGTTTCAGACTCATCCAACAACTGCCGGATCGGCGCGGCCATATCAGCAACCAGGGCACCAGCATCGTCAGCAGCTTGCCCAGCCAAGCGATCAATATCATCCTCACCAGCAGCAAAGTCATGACTGCATTTAGGGCAGTTATGGCCATTAAACTCAGGCGGCCCAATAGGTGGAATAGCAGCCGGAGCATCACCCGTGCGCGACAACACCTCTTCACCTTCTTCGGGAATAGGTATCTGCATTTTGTTATGTGCCCACGCCTTGGGAACATCCACCGACTCACGCGCCTTAGCGATAAACTCAGCAGTGCTGATCTGCACCTCTTCCTCTTCATAAAACTCAAAGGTCGGTGGCACAGCCCCGGCGATATTGATCTCAGTAATCCAGGCAAACAACTCATTCATCACATCGCAAACAATCTCACGATCAGACTCCTGCACCCCTTGCTCGCGGCCGCGATGTGTCTCCGCCGCAGCGCGTGACCCTTCGCCTTGAATCTCAGTCGCCAAGGTTTGGCTGGTCAGCGCTTTAGACATCTCGCTATTACAAGCCTGAATCAAACGCTCTTGCGGCAATTGACCATTACTTTTAGACGACAGCAACTCAACCGAGCCATCATCAGGAATCGCCGCCACACCGTCTTCCACCATGTTGGCCAGGGCGTCCACCAGGTTGTTGATCTCAGGCTCAGGTGTGCCGCGTGGATGTTTTCCGATCGCCCACGGAATGCCATATTTTTCGCAGAATTTAACGAAGTACTTAAAGCCGCCATGCTTAAATGTATAGGGCCAAAAGCAGCTGCTAAATACTGCCACCCCATAAGGATTCTCAGCACTAGGCATGTGCCGACTAACAAGAAATTTGCGATCGCCAACCGGCTCGCCGTTCATCGAGTTAGCACGCGTCTTCAGGCGCAGCTCATTATCAATGCCAAAACAAAAACGCCGGTTAGGACGATCAAGCAGCTTGCCCGGCATCAAAAATCCATCCTGCTTTTCCCACACCACCTCATGTGCTCGATAGCCATAAAACACGCCCGTAGCAATATTCCACAGCACATCCGGCCAACGCATACCAGGTGCAGGCCTCTGTTTCATATATTTTTCACATAGCTCATGGGCGCGCATATCTGCCGGGGTCTCACCACCAGCCTGCACCCGATATTCAAAACCCAACAAACCAGAGCGCACAGAGCGCAGCTCACCCAGCACATGGGCATCACTAAAGATCGCATCAAAGGCTTCGTGTGATTTACCCAACCGACGCAGCACCGTGTCCGGGTTAGGCAGAAAAGACAGCGCCCCATAAAAATTGGGGTCAGTGTGTCGACTGGCAATCTCAGACGTTAACGCCTTCTTCTTGCCAGCGGCTTTTTTAATATCTGAATTATCCATCGTAACCTCGAATAGGTGCGCGGCCGACACGGCGCGTATGAACTTTTGGTGTGCCACCAGCACGACTGACTGCGGTCATGTATAGGATGTGCAGTGCATCTAGGCCGTCGTAGTGGTGGTCGGTTTGTGGTTCTGGCCAATTAGTCAGTTCAGACAGCAGTCGAGTCAGCCGGGCATGAAAAAGAATCTTGGCCTCAAAGCCATTGATCACCGGCTCCAGAGAATCAATCCGCACCTCTTTTGCGACGGTTGTTGTTACGCCCACCAGAGGTAAATGCACTTTCTTTTCCACTGCGTTATCAATAAAGCTAGTACGCATGTGTTCATAGGCATTGTTTACTTCAAAACCCCAGGCAACGCAGTTATATTCCAGCTGCATAGAAATCAGGTCAGCCAGCAGCTTGCTCGGCACCCTGCGTTTAATAACAGCCTCTATTACATGAAGCTTTCTAAGCTCCAAACAGTAGGCACCCACCACCAACGCACTGGGGTCTGATGTTTCACCTTTGCCCATCGACGGATCGCAGCCACCGTAATAACGCCAGTGGTGCAAGATATGTACAAAGTATTGAATGTCGGTAAACACCGCATCCTCATCGTTACGGGCCTCACCCTGCATCTCGGTACCAAAGGCGCGAGCATTTTTGGCCCGTTGGCGCATCAACCAATAAAGCGTTCGCACTTCCGGCCAAGAGGTCACAGCACCTTTATTCATCTTGCGTTCGTGTTTCAAATAAAACTTATAAGATGGCAGGTCTTCGTTGGTGATGGTCTTACCAGCCTTAGTGGCTTTTTCGGTCTCACGTTTATCATCGTTGCGCATTAACTCCTCGCAGCGCTCCCACAAGTCCATGTGATCAGGCAGACGCTCGATAGCTTTGAAGTGATGCACAATATGACCAACCGTGTTTTTGGCACGACTGATAGGATCATCACTATTGAGGATGGTACCGACACCCAAATATCGAACAGAACCATCCGGTGGGCCGAGATAATCGACCGCCTTTTCCAGCCAGTTCCAGCGGGTCTCACGCTCGGTCGGACTCTTCGCCTCTTTATCTGTAATCAGATCATCGCCCAACAACACCTTGGGTCGAGATGCGCCGTGGAAGGTACCGCGAATCGCCTGCTCAGCACCAAACGGCTCCAACTTCACACCGTTCTTGGTAACAGCATCACCCACGCGCCACGGATTGCCACGACCACACACCTCAGGAAAATCCATTTTCAAATTGCTATTACAGGTGAGTTCGGTTTTAACCACCTCCAGCAACTTGGTCGGCATCTTTGTCTCGGCACCAAGAAAGACGATGTAATCATTGAATGACGGTTTGTCGCCTGTCAGATTCAATTCAGCCCGCACCCTGGCATCTTGCAGCAAGCCTTGCACCACAATCCACACAGGCCCGATCTTAGTCAGCAGCGTCGACTTGGTTTCACCACGCGGAGCCACCCACCATTCCCGGCAACCGTTATCACCGCTAATCAACTGCGGAAAACGCGCGCTAAAATGCTTCTGAAACTTTGATGGTGGCCCCCAAACATGATGAGGAAAGTAGGTGGTAGCAAAAAACCAAAAGTCCTGCTCATCCAGCACTCGTTTACGCCGATCACGGATTGCCTGCTTAGAAACATCAAGCCCGAGCTTCTTCGCCTCGATCTCCCGTTGCAGGTCAACTGCAAGCTCAGCGAGATCAGTTAAAAACTGTTTTTCTGATAGATCAGCCATTAAAAAAACAACTCCGACACCGCGCCATAAATAATGGTCAGCACCAAAGCAGCACTATAAACAAGCTCTTCAACATCTGATGGTGGTTCAGGAAACATTCATCACCTGCGAGATGGTTTATCAAAAAACATCCATAGAACTATGAATGGCCATAAGAAGAAGACAGCGACTATTTCTAAAGCATTCAAAGAGTCATTTCTGATGATGTCTAGCACAACAAAACAAAGAATCCCGCCAGCAAACCAGGCAGTAACGAGCAGTGTGATTATTAGGCTCACCCAAACACCTCACTAACCCTCTGCCCAAACGGCTCAAGAATCGCGGCAAATACTTCAAGCTGCTCCGGGTATCCCTCACGAATAAACTTGGCCAACTCTTCCAGCACCTGCATAGCAATCGCCAGCTTGGCAATCTTCTGATCACCACCACCGGCTGCCTTAATGGTTTTGGAATAGGCATCACTTAACTTGCTAATAGCCTCAACCTTTTGCAGCGGGCTGATGTCTTTATCTTTAATGTCTGTAATGGTTGTCTGGAATAACAGCGTCAGATCTTCGAGCAGCTCGGTGGTAATGTCACCGAAGGTGCCGTTGGCCATGCGTGATGCCACGCGCGCCTTTTCCCAGCAGTCGCCAGCCTCTTTGGCCTTTCGCTTCCAGCTACGAACAGTGGCATAGCTAATGCCATGCTTCTCGGCAACCTGTTCCAGGGGCAGGCGGTCACGAACATAACTAGCTCTGACGGCACTTTTTGTTTCCTGACTATGAGCCATTCGTATCAGCCGTTCTTCACAGCGTTTTTAATAGATTCAGTCAGCATGGTTACACCCACGCTAACGAATACACTGGCAGCAGCGCCGTACTTTGCACCGGCTTTAGCACCATCAACAGAGTTCTTATGAACACGATCATCAATCCTGGTAATCATGTCACCTTGTGATTTTTGCATGGTTTTAATGCCAGAGACTTCGCCCTTTAGTTCGCCTATTGCTAACAAAACATCTTCGTTACTAGCCACGTTTCACACTCCTTGCATCATGAACCGACTGGCACTCAATACATCGACAAACATCCGGCTTAGCATCCAGCCGCGCTGCAAGAATAGGGTCATGGCAATCACAACAACAGGCCACCCCATCAATCATCACGGCTTCAGCGTCTGGCTTGGCGGCTGCTAATGCTTTATCGATGGCAGACTGATTTTGTCGCTCAGCCAGATCATTCGCAGCATCAATTGGATCAGCAAACTTTTGAACGGTTTCCACTCTTACATCCCCCTCAGTGGTGTAGTCGTTTGACACAGCCGCATGTAGTCACCAGGGTCAGCTGTTTGATTAAACTTCTTCCCGCACGACTCCCAAACCTTTTGTACAAAGGTGCTGCACACCAGGCCAGATTCAATCTTCTTGCGGCGCACCTGTGCCCACCAGACGAGAAACAATGACCGATATGAATAGCGGCGGTTGCGATAGGACGTAATCACGCTGAAAGAGTCCATGTCATCACCGGCTGTTTGCACAATCACAGGTGCCTCGCCGTAATAGACAACCGCACCAGGCAGGGTGTCTTCCACCCACAACGATGCCGGGCGCAAGCGGTAGCCGAAAAATTCCTTCATCTCAGCTACCCACAACGTATTGCCGAACCACACCAACACCGCTACATGCGATATATTCTGGCCAGTCAACATGCGGATCAACCGGCTAACCCAGCCTTGCCCCTCGACCAGCAGCACGTCGCCAGTGTGGGCAACTTGGCGCATTTCGGCATACTGCATCAGAGCATTCCCAACCGAGCGACACGCGCCGCCGTAGCGCCGATGGTCAACACATCAGAAACAGCCTGAGTAATGTCCGTGCCACTTGGTGAATTCAACAAGCCTTCAAGTGCTTGCCGGGTTTGTCGTGCCTGCTGATCAAAGGCCTCCACCGCATGCTGCTCATGCTCAGGCATTGCCTTTAAACGGGCGCAATCATTCGCTATTAATGGAACATCAGGCATCACCTCTGGGCAGATCACATAACGTGCAGACCCATAGGCCGATCGAGCCGATTCATACAGCATTCGCACCTGGTCAACGTGAATCAGCGCCTGGGTCACACCACCGCTATCAGCCACAAATACATATGCCGCCTCACGTAGGCCTTGAATATGTTGAGCAGTAACATTCAACTGTGTCAGTTCAGATTCATTGAACTCATCCGCATGGCTGGCAATCATCGCAGCTGTCTTGTCGTATTGTTCATTCAGCGTTGCCAGTCCAGCTGAAAACTGAGTCATGTTCAGCGCAAACGATTGGCCACACCCCATCATTGCAAGCGCCGTAAAGGCACCAACTAACAGTCGTTTCATTACTTGTTACTCCTTTTGTTAATACCCTTGCGGGCAAGATGAAGTGTGATGACAGAACCAACAGCGCCACCAACACAGAAAGAAATCACAACAGCTTCAACCAGCATCGAAAACATCAAGCAGCCCCCGCCAATTCGCGCGCATCATTAGCCGAATGCAGACCCGTCAGATAAACGGTTTTGGGCTTGAGGAATAGACGCTTAACCTTGACCGCCGTTAATGCCTGACGGCGTGGTTTTTCAGCCTTGGGGTTGATCGCCACATGCACCCACTGGCCATACTCAAGAATGACCTGATCAAATTCAGGAATGTTGTTGCGAATCCAGTTGGCAACCTGTTCTGGCGTATAGCCTGTTACTACAATGTCAGCAGCAAGACCATATAGATGGGCGGATGTTCTTGAACCCCTGGCCAGGCGGTTTACTTTAGGCGGGCGATAACCAGAGATAAGATGCACCGGCCCCAAGGCATCACGCAGCGGCTGTAATACAAAGCGACACAACAACAGCAGGTTGTCGTAGACCTCAGTATTTTTGCCAACCAGTATTTCGATATCATGCCGCGCGGCATTATCCGAACGTGTGAACTCATCAAGGTAGAAGTTGTTGGTTAGGCGAATGCGATTTCTCACGCTGCCACCCCGCAAGACTTCGTCAGGGCAAAATGACTGGTCACATGTTCACACACCAAACCCTGCCAATGTTCAGGCACAGCAGCCAAGGCTTGTTTACGAGCATCGCGAGACGGCAACGCGATAATGTCCGCAGCGAAGTGACGTGGTCTTTTGTTGGTGTGAATTGCCATGAACGAAGCATGGCTGATGCAGGGTGTTTGAAGTAGGCGTAAAGCTTTTTACGCTTTAGCAGATGGGGTGAGCGGTAACAGGTTGAGCTTAGTTGGTGTTGCTGTCAAGCCCGTCGAACAGATCCATGTTCTGGCTTTCTTGTTTCTGCTTGCGTTTAATAGCAAAAACCCACTGGCGCGACAAGTTGAATTGCAGAGCCACTTCCGGGGCTGTCTTTTGTTTTAAAGCATTGCCGATCGCAATATCGCGCAGCTGCTGCAGTGCCTTATCAGCCTTGGGTAATTCCAGTCGTTCATCAGCAAAATGTTTTACCAGTAATTCAATAGACTCAGGCTTAAGAAACTCTTTCAACACCACGCAGCGGTCGACATGCACAGGCACACGCAACTGAGTGCCACCACGCTTACTTAACAGCACAATCATTTCATCCACACCGATCAATCTGGCAATCGTACGCGCCTGTGGTGGCAGAAGGTCAGGATTGATGAGATCCATATCAGTCACGCAGTTTGACCCCGGCGTGTTTGGCCTTATCTTTCAGCACTTCAATGCAGCGATTCAGGTCATGGGATGTCACCCACTGTAACTTGGCTTTGCCTGTAATTGCAGCGCAGAATTTCATCATCGCTTTTTCACTGCGATCGAACATCACACCTTCATCATGCAGCTGAATCCAGATGGCGGTGATCTTATCGATGCGAGGCTTGCGCCAGTCAGATGCGCCGCTCGCGGCGCTTTTGGATTTAGGTTTAAAACCAGCCTTCTTCAACGCATCAAATATCATCATCAACTTAGCCACCCCAAGCGACGACATAGAGAAACTGCCATCCGCTTTCTTGCTGGCTCCAGCGCCCTGTAATAAGCCCTGAAACTGCGCCCCGTCTTTAGACCACGACAGCGCCTTAAGACCAGCGAAGATCAGCTTGTTATAGCGCAGGCGTGTGGGTGATGGTTTGCTTGGCATCTTATTGCAGATTCCTTAATTAATGAGTCGGGTGCTTATACACCACACTTTTGATTAAGGACGAACAGCGCGTGGCTAATTCCTCGCCTAATTAAATCATCGCTAGCAGCGGCGCTGTATGCTTCGTTCTTCGCATTTCGCTCAACGCTACGGGAGTACGACCGTATTTCTTTCTCAAGAACCTGGCGTATAACAATACGCTCGTTGTGACCTGTTGCCTCGGTGTTTAAGCTGACTTCGGTAAAGTCTGCGGTCAACACTTTTTCTTTCCGATCATGTTTTTCATTAGCTGTCACGATCTTTCTCCCATTAAGTCTTTTAGTCATTGGTGTCATCTCCGCAGGCACTACAGCTAGGCGTTATTGGAATACAACGTATTTCTCTTTGCCATAACGCACTTCATAAAGAGCTTGCATAGGCTGGCTTCTAAATCCGAATGATGCGTTATCGTCGTAGCCAGAAAGGAATTTTTTTAGTTCCCCAACCGTCGTTGCTTCGCCTATCAGCTTGCAGTGATTATTTTCAGATATTTGAAAAGAAGAAGATGAACAACCTTTGTAGTGCTGACCTATACATCCGCATTCATGACATTGTTCTGGTGCTTCGTTCATCTATGTTTACCTCGTTAATCAAAAAGACCCGTAACGTGGGTCAGTCGTTATTAACTTATGCAGCCTTCTTAACCGGCTCGGCCCGTTCGATATTCGACTCAAACGGCTTGGCCACAAATTCCTCACGCTGGCTGATCGATATTCCATTGATGCCTGATACTTTCTTCTCATCCAATAAGATGGCTTCTTTGTTGACCTCTTCTTTGGAACGAACCAGGTTGCTCATGCCTAAACGCTTTAGTGTTTCTATCACGGTGTCCTGACCACGGATAGAAACCTTCTTCGGTGTTACACGCCATTGAAGCTCACCTGTTGCCAGCTTGGCTGTTTTACTGCGGCCTTTCAGAATGGTTGAACGATTTGCCTCTGCCCAAATATGCAAAGCATGAAACTTAGCCTCGATTTCGGAATTGACGGGCTGGGCCTGCTGCTCAAATTTTTGTTTGATGGCAGATAGCTCATTATTCATCTCGCCTTCAATGTTGGCCACCTGGCGTTGCATGCGGCCAATCTGTGCCAATAGTTCTTCGGCTTGATCTTGGGTCGCTGGTGCAGGCACGGCGTCGGTTTTAATACGGTTAGGCTTAGCCATTGTTGTTTTTCCTCTTCATTGTTTTAGGTCAAGTTCTACTTGCTTCAGTACTTCTTTGTTGTTGATCCTGAGCAGATGTTTTTTTCTGCGCAGGTGTGTCATGGCGCACTTGTGATGGCGGTGTGCCTGTTTGATTACATATTTATGTTCTTTGCTATAAAAAAACCCTCCATATATTCCAGAACGATGGCAGATGGGATACCCATCTTTTTGTAACGCCTCAATGATTGAACGTAGCGGTCTGGTTTGATCGTTTCTTCGTTTTGGAATAATCAGCTCCCCTGTCACGGTTGACCACAGCGCCTCTTTTTTAATGCAGTTTTCATAATCATCGTGTTGCTTTAACACGTTCAGCACAGCCTCTTTCAGTTCTTGCCGATCCATATCGGGCATTATTGTTTGCTCCCTGTCAGACTTGCCTTGATGTCTTTGACCTTGGATTTGCCAGACGCTAAGTGATCACCTGCTTTCTGCATACCACTGCGTTCTCCCTTTTGGTGATGCTTGCGTTGATGTTCCTTCTTAGCTTCTTTCTTGCCGGCTACCTTCATGCTGGTGTTGGCGACAATGGCAAACAGATAGCCGTGATCTTTAAGTGGCAGGCGCAGCTTGTCGCGGGTGTTAAGCATGTGATCGATGCCATCACGCCAATAGTCCAACGGTGCCGACCAGGTGCGGCCTTCGCGTTCCACTTCAGCGTTCTTGATTGCTTTAGCCAGCTCCTTTAATCGGGCCGCTAAAGCATCCATACGCATGGCGCGATCGCCAGGGCTAAATAGGCTCAGGTATTGAATGATGCGCCCTGACAATGAGGGTGCGATCTCTAGTGCAGACAATAGTGCCTGCCGGGCATCAGCATCGGTTAGGGCCAGCTGCAGCGGAAACTTAAAGCCGCAGTCAGGACAAACGCCGCGTATTGCCATTAACCAACTTCCTGCAACTGTGGCGTGTTTAGCTGTTCCCATGTTCTAAGAAACAAACCATAAGCATCGATTGGTGCCAGTGGCGATTCAAACGCATTAAGTAAGTCGTCGCTAACCACTGGCAGGTTCCAGTCTCGACCGCGTGAAGGCATCAAGTGATAAGCCTCTACCGCCAGTGCCTCTTTGTCGGCCTGTTTGATGGCGTCTCTCACGGCCTTTCTTGTCGGTGGCATATCAACAGCGGTATGGATAGCCTGTTGCAGGCTAAACTCGATGTCTTTAATAATGTGACTGAGTCGATCCAGCCATTTCATTGGTGAGACCATGTCGCCTGTATAAGCTTCATGGGCATCATGTAACAAGGCATACAGCGCGAAGGATTTATCATTGGTCTTCGACATTACCCGGTTAGCCACCCAACATGAGTGCTGCGCTACGCTATAGGGAAAATCACCAAGGGTGTGGCCGTTATAACGCGCCAGTCGTGAAAGCGACCAGGCAATGTCTCTGATATTGATAGTCTCTGGCGTAGGTGTGACTAGATCCACAACAAGCCCACTGGCAGTTTCTACTGTGTACGGAATCATTGCTGTACTCCCGGTTGTTGCCAAGAAATTGATGACGTGACTTCGGCTTCAATTCCAAGAATGTCTTCATGATTCAGTTCGGTCGAGCTATGGATGCGTTTGTCCTTCCTACAACATGGGCATAACCCATCCACCAGATGGTGACTCATCAAACCACCGCACAAGCCCTGGCAATAGCCGATATTTTCGAGTTGAGTTTTCATAGTGCATACCTCCCTGTTTTCCATTGTTTGGTCGGTGCGTTGTGTCTGGTAGGGCTAATCATCTGCGAACCGCGTTGTTGCATATCAGGTTCATGCTTGAGAGTTTCGACTACCTCACTCAGTCCGCGAATAATGATGGCCTTTCTTGAGTACTCTTCTGGCTGTGTGAGGAACTGTTCAAACGACACCCCGTAATCAGATATATCCTGATTAACAAAGACTTCACCCCAATGCTCTAACTGTTCGTCTGTATATGTAGCCATGATCAAACCCTCCGTTGTGGACGTTTAAAACCAAGTAGTTCCTGACCAACCTTGTAAATCAGGTCGGGTGTTAGTTCCTTGCTTCGGCGCAGACCATAGTCACGCACACCAGGTATTAGTGAGTTTGCCAATACACGCGCCGAGCCATCGCTCATCTGCCAAAAGGCATCCAGCACATTTTCAGTGAGTTCAACTCCGTCTTGGATCATTGCTGCCTGGGTGATCTGGTTGGCATCTTTCTCAGTGATGCCTTTGATCACGGCAGGCCAAAATGAAACGCGTGAACTAATCTGACCAAAGCGACCCTGCGGATCTTTAATCAGAGGTTTTAGTTTTTGAGTTCCAGCCAGCACCACACCAATCTCGGCCTTGTCTGAAATTCGGCGCACATATTCCAGTGTTTGAGTGGTTACGGTTTCGGCTTCATCAATAATCAACAGGCTGTCGGTGCCCTTTAATGTGTTGATGATTGCGCGCATTTTTTCCGGCTTGGTGCCGGTGCCATATTTATTGGTCTTGTGGACTACTGCGTTGGTAATTTCCACCAGTGTTGTTACCAATACACTGGCATTCATGTCTGGATCGGCCTCTACCAGATATACGTTGGCATGGGTGTTGGCATAGTGTTTGAGTGCGGTGGTTTTGCCGGTGCCTACAAAGGCTGATACCACACCGAAGTTGCGATATTTGTGGGCCCGGACACAGGCGGCATTCACTGCGCGATAAACAGAGGTCTCAACAATAGGCGTTATCATGACCTCCTGGTCGCGATCATTTGAACGGCTTATAGTGTCTATCAGCTTGTCGAGATGCTTACCCGGTGGGCTTGGGTAGGTGCCTTTTAATATGGTGTTGAGTGTCGTGAAATGAACACCTGAAGAGCGCGACAATTTTTTCTGAGTGCGCTGATTTTCAAATCCAGGCACATGCTCCTGCCCTTCGTTAAGCCAGTCGATCACCTGAATGGTTTTTTGTTTGTCATCTTCAGAAAACTTTTCACCCCATACCTTTGGTGTCGCCACCAGGCTTTGAGTGTGTTTGGTTGCTTTTGTTACCATGTGATAAACTCCCTTTGCTAGTAGTCGGTACTAAAAATATCCAGCTCATCGCTGGCACTGCTATCGGGGACGGGTGTTCCAGCACCTGTCTCCAAATTCACTTCCAAACTTTCATCATTCTGTTGATCTTCAAGCAACATGCTTGCGCCTTCGTTGAGCGCTTCAATATCATCAATCACCATATCGTGGGTGATGGCTAGCCCGGCACGGTCAGTCACTTCATCCAGTTTATTTTGCAAACGCTTATGCTGACCCTTAAGGCGTTTCGTTGCGGCTTCTTCAACACGCGAGGCCGGTAGGTAATCAATTTTGAACACCAGTGCCGCATCACATATCCAGCGACCTTCTTGAGTTAATACGCGCACCTTTTTGTCATCATGCAAATCGTATTCAACGATGACGGAATCACCGTTGTAGGCAATTAAATCTGCTGCGTTATATTCACGATTATCGAGATGAATAGTGCCTCGGCGCACAGTGCGCTGTGTCTTAGGCAGCACTACCGCTTCAGCAGACATATGTAGTGGTGTGCGTTCCAGAGTTGCCCATAATTCAGCGGGTGTTTTTCCATCGAGCGCAGAATGCACAGTGTTGTTATAACGTTCGATAAATGCTTCTAGCCCGGTCATGTATTCTTGAAGGCTGGGTAATTTATAGTTGCCACGTTTGTTTTCACGCACGATGCGTTGTTTGACTTCGTCGGCCATGTCGCCACCACAAAAGGTGTCCAGCTTTTTGCCGTACTTACCTTCCATCGTGCGAAACCAGCGCTCTACCTGGCCTTTGCCTTTAGCATTGCCGGGGATTGAAAACATAGGATCAATATCAAACTTGGCGTAAAACCCCGCGCTGTCATCGTTCATCATCTTTGAACGAAACCCAGAGCCATTATCAATGTGCAGCATGGCAGGCACATGATCCCAGCTGCATAACGCATGGCTGAGTGCAAATAGCGTGGAGTGTGACGATTCTGCCTCACTGATATACCACCCCACCAAATAACGGCTGGTAATATCAATCCACACGGTTAGCTCAGGCCGCCATATATCGCCAGTGCGAGGATGAGCAACATAGGCATCAACACAATGGCCGTCGCCTTGATAGATAAAGCCAACCGGAAACACTGATGTGTCGCGGCGTTTAAATCCCTTCTGTGTATTGTTATAAAAGTGACTGCCTAAACGGCCTCGACCATGCTCGCCCAAATTGGCGGGCAGGGTTTTTAAATAACGACTAACACGACTGGCTGTTACCTCTTTAAAGCCTTCATCAACCAACCACTCGGCCACGGCTGCCATTGCAGGTTTAGATGGTTTGTTATAAAGCGCGATTGCTCTGGCTTCCCATCCATAGTTTTTTCGGTCACTACCCCGGTGCTTGGGAGCCGCTGCTGTTTCATCTCCATTTAGATGCTTGCGGTATTTGTCATCCCAGCGAAACAGGGTTGCTCGATTAGGGCATTTGTCTTTCTTTGTGGGCCGTAATATTGCCAAGGCATTTAATACGACAGCGGGTATTAAATTATTTATGAATAGCTTTTCAAAATCATCAATTGCAGGGCTTAAAGAAGCCCCGCCCATTTCACCACGCAACTTACGCACATAGCGCATCACGACCACCAGGGCATCTTGCTTTGCTTTCTGTTTATCGTTCAACGGCAAGGCCTTAAGATCGTCGTTAGTGACAACACGAAGATGTGGTGAGTAGGCAGGCAAGGCTTTCATTACTTAGCCTTCTTGCTCGTTGGCGCCAAATCTACCTGGCGTAGTTTGTCGCGCAGCTGGGCCTCGTTATCAAACGACTTCATCAGCCGCTTAGCATTAGCGACTTCTTTCTTGTCAAGCTCGGGTGGGAACACATCAACGTCAGGTTTGAAGTCACTACACAACTCAAAGCCCTTGTCATAAAGCGCGGAGGCGGTGGCATGCAGCCCTTGCAGGGCATACATCAGCGGGTGGGCAATGCTGTCCCAGTCAGCCTGTGTCATATCCTCAGGCAGCATCGCAGCTCTATCCATAATGCTTTGCATGGTGTGGCTGTTAGCGCGTAGGCATTCAGTCTCTTCCAGCAGCGCCCGGCGTAACTCTTTTATATATAGGGCAGTCTCTGGCAGTGCTTTGTTCTGGCGGGCCTCTTCATCCAGCTGGCCAACACGCTCAGAGAGACGGTCGTTCTTTTTATACTCGCTGTCGAGCTGCTTGCGGAGCTGGACGATTTCTTGGAGTTGTTCACGATTAAGGTGTTCAATGTTGTCTAGTTCGCCTTCGTTGAACATTTCATCCACCACTACTGCTGGCAGGCTAACCAGTACATCGAGTTTTCGTTGGGGCAAAAGCGCCGCGCGCGGCGCATTTGAGTTCGACATACCCATAAGCAATTGAGCTGACTTCATGCATCGCTGTGCGGTGCGAGGGGCGATGCCGTTGTCTTTAAGCCACCCCTCATAAGCACCATGCCCAAGCTCTCTCTTAAGCAGGCCGTAACCAATGCCACGTTCAACCGCTGACCGTGTTGCTTCTTCTTCTTTTTTTAGCAGCCATTCTTGAAGCGGTGCCCCGGCTAGCGCCTTGTTGCGATTCACTGGCAGATCCCACTTAGTCTCTGCTTTCAAAAAGACCAGCCGTTCAGCGATCATTTGCGTTTCGTCGTCATGATCTACAGCTGTTGTGATGTCCTGTTTTTTAGCCATCTATTTATCTCCTGTTTACAAGTAAGTTGCGCAGCTCTCGCTCTTCTTTGGCGGCGCGGGTTTTGTTAATGATGTTCTCGCCAAGTCGAGCGGCGATGACTTCCTGGTGATCCATGAGATGCAGCCCTAGCGACTCGGTGACTACTTCAAGCGGGGACAGGTTGCCGCGCGTTGCCCATATAAAGGCAGGCAGAATATGTAAGGGAAAAGGCCGGTCTTCAGCGCTGACGGCCAGCCAGCCATTGAGTTGGCGCTCGGTGATCTGGTCCTCTTCTGCCAGGCAAAGGTTGATGCGATCAACTACCCGGTCACGGCTCAGGCCGTAATTCTTGCGCGCTAGAGTCAGCGCCTCTTTGAGGAACACCCGCAGCTTGTCTCGGATGTCCAGGTCGGGCGCATTGCCTGCCAGATAATCCGGCTCGACATGCTCCAGGCCGTGCAGCAGATCCTGCTGCATCGGTTTACTGGTAAAAGAATCTTCGTTTCTATCCACTGACGCAGACCTCCTGGTTGGCTACGCTATTTCCACAAACAGACGCAACGGGGGTAAATGAAATGAAATACATCGAGAGCTGTGACGCTTTGAGTAAGGAGTTGCTAGCCCAAATACGGGATGTGCCAGGGCTGCGCATACAGCTGGAAATCAATGGCAGTTTGCAAATCTGGATGAGGCGCAATATAAAAGAGGTTGTAGCGGTCATTCTGGCACCACCACCGCAGCCGTCTGACCTACACCTGTATGCAGCTGCATACCTGTGTAACCTGGCTCGGCCTCTATTAAAGCTATTTCATGACGCACATCTGCCGCTGTCAGGTGCAGACCGGGACGTGATTTGCAGCATAGGCCTGAAGGCCTTGCGCATTGGCCGCATGCCACCACCAGAGCTGGGCGAATGATCATGCCGCTGCCCGCCCTGTTTTTTGATACCATTTGGGCCATACTTTGTGCAGTGGCTTTTTGATCAGCTCGGCGATGTGTTTTGCAACACGGTCAGATCTGCTGTCACCATAGATAACTCGTGTGATGGTGGTATCTGTCACATCGAACAGATTGGCGATATCTGTCTGCGACGAACCAGCCATGTTGATTTCGGCTTTGATTTGATGCGGATTCATAATTGCCTTTTTTTGGGACATATAGGTTAAAAAATTAACTTGTGATTCGAGTATTGGACATATAGGTTAAATAGTCAAGCGCAATGATTGAAAAAAAAGACATAAATGTCTGCTTACGACTGAAGGAAGAACTGAAGCGGTGCGACATGAAGATTGGCGTGGCTGCGGTGCTATGCGATGTTTCGGCTAAAACAGCCGGGCGATGGTGCAAAAACATCCCAATACCAGCCGACAAATTATCTATTCTTGCTGATGAAGGAGTGGATGCCGGGTATGTGATCACCGGCAATCGTGCTTCTTATATTGGTACCCAAGAAGCCAGCGGAAAATACACGGTCGATCAGGCATCGCCCAGGGCAATTGATCCCGAAGATCCAAACGCTGAGCTATTCACTCTTATTGATCTGTATAGATACCTGAATAACAAAAACAGAACAGAGATAATGCAGGCTGTACGTAGCCTGGCTGCAGACCAGTTAAACGAAGAGTACGACCAGTCGAGCGGCCTCGACGAGCATCAAAACTGCAAATAACTACATAATTTTGCAGATTGTTAACCCCAAAAAACTCATGTAACGTAAATATTCCCGAGTCACCCTGGATCGTGACAACGGGGGTCAACTTCATACCACCTCAGATTGTGGTTAACGACAGCGCTTAGCGCTGGCTTATCTATATTCGGGTGATGTATGGGGAAGGTAGTAGGTATCGCGGAGGCGATTAAACTTGCTGAGTTTGCGCGTGAGCGTGGAGTCGGTGATTTAGAGGCAATCAGAATCGCGCAGCAACGCCGTATCAACCGGCGGGCCATTCAGTGCAAATCAATATTATCCGAAGCCGATATAGTATTATGTGGGCCAAGGAGTTATTTGCATGGCCAGAATCGTAGTGGCGGATGACGACCCATTAATCCGTCGATTCTTTGAAGAAATCCTAAAAAAACATACCGTCATATCCGTCGATGATGGTGTTCAGGCATGGGGTGAGGTTAAGTGCAAACGCCCTGATCTGGTGTTGATGGATCAGCACATGCCTAATATGAATGGCGTTGAGTTAGCGGATAGGCTGCAGATAGTGGGTATACCGTTTGTGTTCGTGACGGCAGATAGCAGCTGGAGTGTAGTGCAACAAGCCACTGAAATTGGCGCGTTAGGCTACATTTTAAAGCGCGACATCAACCAGTTCGACATAGAGCAGTTGCTGTTGACCATAGAGATTACCTTGGCGCGCGGAGTTGATCAGTCAAAATGGCGGCAAAGCAAGTCCAGAAACACCGCTGTTGGTATCATCATGTGCCGGTCTGGCCTTAATGAAGGTGGTGCCTTCAGTCTGCTACGGTCTGTTGCACGCAATCGTGGTTTATCTATTGATGAGGCAGCCAGACTGCTGGTAGCCGAGATGGAGGCTTCAGTCGAAAGCTTCAGGATGTGGAAGATGGCTAAAAACGAGAACGGGTAGTTTTTCAACGTCAGCCCGCCAGAGAGCCGCTCTAAGCCGTCTAGCTGTCATGGCTTGAAGTTTTCGCTAGCGCCGCCCACAATCGTTTTTAAATCGGTTTTAAACAGGGTTGGCAGCCAGGTTGTCTGCGCGGTAGCTAATCTATTGAATGCTTGGCATGCAAGGGGGTGGTGTTATGGCAATAGTAAAATGTAAAGAATGCAAAGGCCGCGTTTCTAACAAGGCTGAAGCCTGTCCACATTGTGGCGTCATAATTAAGCGCGGCAAGTATGGCTGGGGCACGGTTATTCTGACATTCGTTATTATTGTTGTTTGGGTGAAAGCATGCGATTCAATAGGAAGCTCAGTAAGTGGTAGTGCGCCAGCTGCTAGTGATGCGGTTTGTATGCAGGATTTGCAATGTTGGGGTAATAGAAATAATTCCGCAGCAGATGCGTACTGCCAAAAGCCAATTGAAAGGCTCGCCAAGCATTCAATTGAGTGGACTGATGGTGCTTTTGCTTTGAAGTTCTCTAGATTTCGCTGGTTTGTCGCCTCAAAAGGCGAAATCACATACATTGGTGATGAGGCAAAATTTCAGAATGGGTTTGGTGCCTGGACTCACTACATATATGAGTGCGATTTTAATCCAAAAACCAATCAAGTCATAAATGTTAGGGCTAGGCCTGGGAGATTGTAGTTGTGGCTTTCCTAAATAAATTATCTTGTTCTTTGCGTGGACATCGGTGGCGCTTTGTTCGCATTAGCCTTGAAGGCGACAACGTATTCGTTTGTCGGCGTTGCGGTAAGGATATTTGCCGGAGCCGAATTGATCTAAGTTGAAAAAACCAAAACCAATATGTTCACCGTCTTAGTTTTACATATAGAAGGATTGAGTTAGTGGAAATAATGCATTTAGGCAAGGATAAATATAGATATGATACCAATCCAGACACTTGTCCTTTGTGTCATCATGGGATTGACCCAGCGATCATTAGCACCAATGCCGTTGAAAGATCTGCTTTCCACGAGAATACATTACAAATTATTTTTAGTTGTCCTAGAAAGGATTGCCAGAGGGCATTCATTGCTTCGTATACGGTAGGCAGAAATTTGGATGGGGTGCGAAACAGATATTTCTCTTTAAGAAATACTGCCCCATATCGAGGTGAAGAGGCAGACATTACTAATGAAATAAAGTCATTATCAAGTAATTTCACAGAAATATTTAATCAAGCACATACAGCTGAACATTATGGGCTAGATCAAATAGCCGGAGTTGGCTATAGAAAGGCATTGGAATTTCTAATTAAGGATTATTGCATTTCAAAACACACCGATAAAGAAGAAGAGATAAAAGGCAAGTTCTTGGGTGCATGCATTAATGAATTTGTTGATGATGCGAATATAAAGACATGTGCAAGTCGAGCGGCTTGGTTAGGAAATGATGAAACTCATTATGTTAGAAAGTGGGAAGGCAAGGACATAAAGGATCTAAAGATACTTATAACGCTAACAATGGCATGGATTACAAACAATATTTTAACTGAGCTATATTTGGCCGACATGAACTAGGCTACACAACAATCGACCCATACTTTCATGACTATAAAAAGGGGCGCACTCAGCGCCCCTTTTTTTATATTCCAGTGATCGAAAGCGGTTACATTGTCTTATCCTCTATAGTGGGTTTATCGACTACTCTTGACGTATCAAACCTAGCAATGTAATTCTATAAACATCACCATCAAAGAAGAGGCGTAAACAATTTTACGGCTCTTTTCTTTTGTCTGTCTGGGCCACTATGTGCGGCATGGACAAACACAAAAACAAACCACACGACTTCAAAGGCTTCGACGATCACATCGAGGTCTTTCGTTCTGGCGAACACGTATCCAGCAATGGTGTTAAGCGCACCTGGACAAACGAAGACCTTGATCAGATGGTGGCCAATCATAGCGCCGCCACTGCCGCCCCGATTGTTGTTGGCCATCCAAAACATGATGACCCTGCCTATGGTTGGATCGATGAGCTGACGCGTGAAGGTGATTCCCTGCAAGCCAAGTTCCGCGATGTAAACCCAGCCTTTGCTTCCGGCGTTGAAGATGGCGCATACCGCAAACGCTCGGTGCGTATATATAAGACAGCCGACAACACGATGGCCATTGAGCATGTTGGCTTTCTTGGCGCTCAGCGTCCGGCTATCGCGCTCGATGCCATGAATTATTCCAGCGCTCAGGCTGATGAGGTCTACGACTTCGAAATGCCAGTTAATCCAGACTGGCGCACCCCTAATGCCTTAGCTCGTTTCATGCGCCGTTTCCGTGAGTGGATGATCGATGACAAGGGTATTGAGGAGGCAGACAAAGTGATCCCTGACTGGGATGTTCAAACTGCTGAAGACCAGGCAACGCTGGCAATGAAGGCTGCAGACGAAGCAGATTCCGCCAATTCATTTAATGCTAACCCCAACCAAGGAGGTGCCGACGTGCCACCCGTAATTACCCAGGCAGATCTAGACGCCGCAGAACAACGTGGCCGTGATGCCGCACAATCCGATTTTTCAGCCAGTGAGCAATCATTGAAGAAAGAGCTGGATACAGAACGCCGCAAAGGCTTAACCGCTGACTTCACTGCCTTTGTAGATGGTAGCAACCTAACCCCAGCCCAAGCTGAAGGCGCGGTGGATTTCATGCTGCAGCTTTCTGATGCTGAAGATAAGCAGTTTGAATTCAGCGCCGGTGACGGTGACAAGGCGCAGCAGATCACGAAAACACCGCTGCAATGGTTTAAAGACTTTGCTGCGGCGGTGCCTAAGCAGGTTTCAACTGATGAGACGGATGCTGGTGCGCAAGGCATTGATATGAATGATGCCAACGTGCTGGCAAAAGCGGCGCAGGATTTTATGGCCTCTGAGGCTAAAAACGGGCGCACCATTTCGGTCACAACCGCAATGCAACATGTAACCAAGGGGGCTAACTAAGCCATGAACCAGTACATAAAAAATTATGTAGCGGAAGGTGCGATAGCCCCTTACCGCATTGTTAAGCACGGCACTGCCGACGGTCAGGTGCTGCAAGGTGCGGCCGCAACAGATTCGCTGATGGGTGTTTCAGTTATCCCTGCCACTCAATCTGTCATTGCTGATGAACGCATCGATGTCGCGCTGGATCGCTTTGTGCCAGTTGAGTACGGCGGCACAGTTGCTGCTGGTGATCCGCTCACATCGGATGCCGCTGGTAAGGCAGTTAAAGCTGTACCTGGTGCAGGCACAAATAATCGCATTATTGGTAACGCTGATGTTGCGGGTGTTGCGGGTGACATTGTTGATGTCTTTATCCGCATCGGTCAGATCCAAGGTTAATAAGGGAGTAACACATGAAAACACCATTTCCAATTGATCCGGTTCTGACTGGCATCGCAATTGCCTACAGTAACCGCAGCATGATTGCAGACGACGTACTGCCGCGTGTGCCTGTGGGTAAGGAAGAGTTCAAGTATACGAAGTACAGCCTTGCAGAGGGCTTTACTGTGCCGGACACCAAAGTTGGTCGTAAGTCCAAACCCAATGAGATCGAATTCACGGGTGAAGAAGTGACCGACTCGACCGAAGACTTTGGCCTGGATGACCCTATCCCAATGTCTGACATTACAAATGCGCCCGAAAATTATAATCCTGAACAGCGCGCCACAGAGCAGCTAACCAATATTGTTGAGCTGGATCGTGAGCTTCGTGTAGCTGGCAAAGTATTTAATGCAGCCAACTACTCCGCTGCCAACAAGATTGTTTTGTCGGGTACTGATCAGTGGAGTGACTTCACAAACTCCGATCCGATTGGCGACATCATGCTTGGGCTGGATTCATGCATCATGCGACCTAATATAGGCATCCTTGGCCGCGCCACCATGACCAAGCTGGCACAGCACCCGGATGTTGTTAAGGCGACTAACCGAAACTCTGGTGACAAAGGTATCGCACAGCGTGAAGCGATCGCTGCTCTGTTGGAACTGGAAGAAGTGTTGGTAGGTGAAAGCTTTGTCAATAACGCTCGCAAGGGCCAGGCGGCTTCTATTGGGCGCGCTTGGGGCAAGCATGCCGCCTTTATCTATCGCGACAAAATGGCTGACAACCGTAACGGCACCACCTTTGGTTTTACTGCGCAGTTTGGTACCCGTGTGGCTGGATCTAAAGAAGATTCAGACATCGGTCTGCGCGGCGGCATGCGGGTGCGTTCAGGTGAGTCGGTGAAAGAAGTACTCACAGCCACTGATCTGGGCTACTTCATCCAGGACGCTGTCGGATAACACATAACCCTGAGAGAGAGAAGTCGCCCGGTCGTAGTCTGACCGGATAGCTCAAGCCAGGCCGTGTTGGTGATGAGTGAAGACCTAGAGAGGGGCCGAGGCACGGAAAACCTCGGCCCGCTTTGGAGAAAAAATCATGAGTGAGTCTGAACCAACAACTTGGCATGTCTGCAAAGAGCCGATCAAACACAACGGCAAGCATTATGCGATAGGCGATCGTATTGAACTGAACGACGTCTGCCGTCAGCGCCTGAGTGATTCTGATGCGATTGATAACGATGAAGCTCTGGTTGAAACAAAGTCAGATGATGAAAATCCTGAAGGCAATGACAATCCTGGTGGTGATGACAATGTCGTCAAGTTAAACCCAGGTGGCCAGGGTGACAAAGCACCCACGCCGAAAGACGAAGAACCTGTTCTACCAGAAGCGCGCCAGGTAGAAATTGTAAAAGCCATCACGCAGCTTGAAAAAGACAACGCAGACCACTGGCTGAAAGACATGGTCACGCCGGAATTAAAAGCGCTGAACGACATACTGAAATGGAAAGCGCCAGTCAGCAAAGCCGAACGTGATGCGGTGATTGCTGAGTTGAGCAAAGAGCAGTAGCAAGTGCATCTCTGGCGTCCATATCGATGCAACTGTCGAATATGGGCGCTGGTGATGCTGTTTAAGTTCGGTGGACGTTTGGCAGCGAGGCCATCGTTTGCAGGCTGGTGGAAACATGTTGTTTGGTCTCCCGATGGCAAAACACTTTATGAATATGCACCGCTTGAATATGACGTTGATCGAAGAATACCTCCAGTTTTATTTCGTGGACAGGTGCGACAGGTGGTCAGCGAGATAGTTGAGCAGGCCGTGATAGTTAATGGTCAGGAAGTTGTTGAAAAAATCGATTTAACGCCGCATTTAAAACGGCAGGTGAGACACATAAGATGATCAATTGTTTTTACAATACAACCGCGTTGACATAAATGGCTACGTTTATTGACCCAGTTGATGTTTCACCATCAACGCTGAATACATTTGTAGATATAGATGTGTCAGCGCATGTACCTGTTACGGCAACAGGTGTAATGGTACGAATTGTAAACACTGCCGCTGTAACAACGTTAGTGTTTGTTCGCCCGAATGGAAGCACATCGTGGCCGACGCTTGAGCTAGAAGCTGGCACTCACACTATGATTCAATGTGGAGTTGTTTCCCAAATTTTTGAAATATACTCAGATAATGCGGGGCTGATCTTTTATATTGAGGGGTTCTTTGAATCTGACGCAGAGTTTTATATTAATCCGCCGGTCGTCTCAACAAACGTTGCATCTACGTGGACTGATGTAGACATCTCAACATATACATCAGGAGCGCCAGTAGCGGCAATGCTAGTAGTAAATAGTACAAATTACAATCTAAAATTTATAGGGCACAGAGTCAAAGGCAGTACTGATAATTTTTCTAACGCGCCGTACGGCGGGGCTGGAATGATTGTCGGTGTAGATGCATCGCAGACGTATCAGGAATATCAATCGTGGGCTGGCGGTTGTGATGTTTGGTTGATGGGAGTGATTCTATCTGATTACGTTCCTCACGTTAATCGTATAAATAGAGCACTGGCAACAACAGGTGCATATACTAATTTACCAGCATTACCCGCCGGTGCGATTGGTGCCTCGTACTACATTGATAACACTGCGCCCGCTACAAACAGAAAATTTAATCTTCGAAAAGAAGGTGCTTCAAGGCCTGATTTATACTATAAGTTACGGGATGCAAGCCATTTAATATCAGAATTAAATTCATCACAAATATGTGAAGGGAAAATTGAATCTACCAATGTTGATTTCTGGGAGATTGGGTATTTTGAGGGCGTTGTGGTTGGTGCGACAACAATCACAGCTAGCGATCTGCTATCAAACACAATCACGGATTCTTCGACTAACTTATTGCTGTCGTCACTAGGTGACAACCTAGCCACATCAATCACCGACAGTTCTGCCAGCGTACTGTTGTCATCAGTCGTTGACGTTTGTGATCTCAATATTACCGAAGAAGTTCAATCAATCTCTGTCGTACTTAGTTCTGCCGATATCATCACGGCGGCGATTTTTGAAGCACAAGACTCAGTGTTACTGAGTAGTCGTAGTGACGCATTGACTATTGCCATTGCTGAGTCGGTGTCGATCTACAGCATGTTAACCAGTGCCGATAATCTGAATCTTTCCATTACCGAGTCAATCAATCTGCTCTGCAGTTTGGCGGCAAATGATTCGGTAAACATGTCGGTGGCTGAAGGCTTGGTCAATATCGCGGCTGTGCTGCAAGTGGCGGATAGTTTAAACCTCTCTATCACAGATGCCAGTCAGGCCGTGTTTGTGCTGCTGGCAGGCACTGATTATTTATCAACCTCTATCATTGAAGCGGTAGAAATTCTTAGCCGTCTCGATCGCGCTGACAGCTTGAATTATTCAATCACCGAAGCAGTCGATCTGTTATGTAGTCTAGCAGCCAGTGATGCGACAAGTATGTCGGTTACGGAAGGCCTGGTTAACATTGCCGCCGTGTTGCAAGTGGCAGACAGTTTAAATCTCTCTATCACCGATGCCAGCCAGGCAGTGTTTGTGCTGTTGGTGCGTAGTGATGAATTGAATATCTCTCTCACTGATATATCTGCCATTCTCGCGCGTCTCGATCGCAGCGATAGCGTGGATATTTCAATCGATGATCAGGCACAAGTACTCAACTTTTTAAGCGCGCTGGATAGTCTAAACGCATCGATTACTGATGCCGCACTCAAGCAGGCCATCGGCACTGTGATTGCGCGTCTATCGGCAAAGCTGCGTATCTACCCAACACTATCAGCCAAGCTGAAAAACCACCCCACTCTATCTGGCAAACCAAAGGTGAACTAATGCGGCAAGAGCAAATGAAAACTCAGATCGCTGAACAGCATCGTGAACTTGTGAAATTCAATGGTGAGTTTCCGCTACCAGGAGAAATGAAAGAGCCATTTGAAATTGTGACATCAATAGATGGCGAGCCTGCAAAAGTCACGTATCGCCAAGGTGAAGGCGAAACGATTAAATATTTTACCGGCGATGGAGCGAACCACGCTGTGCTAGCAAAAGAGGAGCCACGCAAATGAAGATGAGCATGAAGCACTCCGGCTTTGACGGAGAAAAAAGTTATGAGGCTGGCGTTGTCGATGTGAGTGTCGAGCATGCCAAGTCAGTTTTTCAGCTTGGGCACGGCTGGCCAGTTGATGATAGCGACAAAAAACTACCGTTGGCTGATGCCTGCAAGGCATTGGGCTTGCCAGTGCCAGAACAAAAAGGAGAATAACCATGCCAATGACAGACGCATATAGTGCCTACTTGGCAAAAATTTCGCTCGGTGAGGCTGACGCTGCTTTTGACAATAGCGGTGCCCACATCGCTGTTGGTGACTCTGCCACTGCATTTTCTGCAGCACAGACAGACCTTCAGGCGGGTGCCAACAAGTTACGCAAGGCGATGGAAGCCACCTACCCACAGCGCTCAGCCAATGTGCTGACCTTGCGCGCCTTGTTTGGCACCGCTGAGGCCAACTGGGCTTGGAATGAGTGGGCTGTGTTTAACGCTGCTTTTGGTGGCACGATGATGAACCGCAAGGTCGAAGCCCTGGGCACAAAGACAGCGGCGCAGAGCTGGCAGCTGACTATCACTAACACCCTTAACGCGGCCTAGTTGATATGAGCGACCTTTGGTTTATGGCTAACACCAACACCGTCGAACTCTCAGAGTTGAAAAACGATGAGACCGGAGATCCGTTGGGTGCCGGTTATACCGTGCGCATGACCATGAGCAAGGATGGCACGGAGGTCGTTGGTCAAACGTGGCCATTGACTTTGGGCTATGACAACTCAGACCCTGCCGAGCCAAAGTTTATTGGCCGAGGTTCGCATGAGTTGTTATTGGTTGATGGTGATGAGTATGACGTTAAGTTCGAGGCGTTTAATGTTGGCGATAATGTGTATGGCGACTGGAATGATGTCATCACCGCTCGAATCAGAGGTGTGAACTAATGCCCTATGTTACTCGCGCGGATCTGATTAAACGCTTCGGCAATGACACGCTGGAGCAGCTCACTGATCGTGATGATCGTGGCAGCATCGATACCGCTGTTTTGGACACTGCGATAACCGATGCCTCGAACACCTGTGACAGTTACCTGCAGCAGTCCTACACACTGCCGTTGTCGCAGGCCATGATTGATGCCAGCCCACTGAAACGACACTGCGGTGACGTGGTGATGTTTTATCTGTATTCGGATGGCGCGCCAGAGCATGTCGAAAATAATCATGACAAAGCCATTCGGTGGTTGCGTGATGTTGCCGAAGGTAAAGCCACTCTGGGTGAGCAAGATACTCAAGCAGCAGCATCTGGCCGGATTGTTTCAGGTCAGGGAGTGAGCGGCACTGATTGGGGTACTTACTGATGGCTGGTGTTGAGCTGATCTATCAGGCTAACAATGTGCCTGCCAGGCTCAATCGGCTAGTGCAGTTCGATCCGGCTGAAATGCTTGATGAGATTGGCCAGGCCTTAGTGTCGTCCACGACGTTGCGTTTTAAACGCAGCGTTGATCCAGATGGCATGCCCTGGTTAGAGCTGGCTGACGCCACCAAGACAGAACGTCGAGGCTCAAACCCTAAACCACTGGTTGATCATGCTCACCTGCGTGACTCGATTAATCATCGAGTCAGTGGTGATGAAGTCGCTGTTGGTACCAATATGATTTATGGCGCGATTCATCAGTTCGGCGGCAAGGCTGGTCGCGGTAAAAAAGTGCATATCCCAGCGCGCCCGTATTTAGGCATCAGCCGGGATGACGAAGCCGAGATAAATGACATCGCTCAATACCATGTCAACCGAGCCATAGGGTCTTGATGATGGATGATTTCATGAGCCTTGAGCCACTGCTGATTAAGCGCATTTCTGACCATGTTCCTGGTTATAAGGAAAAGGTCTTTGGTGCGCCAGAGCTAGAGAACTTTGCCGGTAAAAAACGCACACCACCCATGCCGTCATGTGACGTGGTGTTTGCTGGTCTGCGTCCGGTTGACGATCGTGGTGATGGCACTACCCGCATCGAGCAGACCTGGTATGTGGTGCCTCGGGTAAAAAACCTGCGCAAGGTAGCGACTGGCACTGCTGCCCGTGAGGATGCCGGGCCTCTGGTTTTACAAACCTTGCAGGCCTTGCTGGGTTGGAAGCCAAGTAACGATCACAGGGCGCTGAAATTGGCCAAGCCACCACCGCCTGAATACCTGGTCGGCGCACTGGAAGTGCCGCTGTCGTTTACCACCGAAGTTGTTATCAAACCTATAGGAGATTAAGCAATGCCTGCTACGAAGAAAGATAAAGAACCAGCAAAAAAAGTGTCGGTAACACTGAAAAAACCACACACCCATCAGCGCGTCGAGTACACGGTCGACGACAAGATCGAGGTGCGTGAAGACCAGGCCGAGCGCCTACGCAAAGCAGAAATCATTTAAGAGGATTTAAATCATGGCAGAGCAAAGTTATATAGGTAAAGGCAAGATCTTTCTAGGCCCGTCTGATGGCAGTGCCAAGGCGCGTAATGTAGGCAACACCAGTAAGCTGGAAATGTCGATCAGCGAAGACAAAAAAGAGCTGCCCGATTATCAAAATCCAGGCGGTGGTGTAGCGAACTCCATTAGTCGTGTTTCTGCGATTGATGGCTCGTTGGCCATGCACGATCTTAGCCCTGAAAACATGGCATTGGCGGTATTTGGTGCCGCGACTGCGGTAGTGGCGGGTTCTGTCACGGATGAGCCACAGACTGGTTACCATGACGGCTTGGTGCGTCTCGATAATCTGCCTGACATCGGCACCATTGTTGTTACAGACAATACGGGCACCACCACCTACACCTTGGACTCTGACTATACCGTCAATGCGGCGGGTATCGAGCCATTGTCAACTGGCTCTATCACTGATGGCGAAGCACTGCTGATCGACTACACCAAAGCGGCTGGCAGCGTGGTGCAGGCAGTTATCGACAGTGGTCAGGAATTTACTATGACCCTAGTTGGCCTGAATGAGGCTCAAAGCGGTAAGGCAGTGGTGATTGATTTGTTTCGGGTGAAGTTCTCACCTACACAAGGCCTGGGTTTTATCGGTGACGATTTTGCTGCCATTGATTTGTCGATGTCGGTATTGAAAGACACCACCAAAACTGGCGCTGGCATTAGTCAGTACTTCAAAGTTGAAATGGCTGCGTAATCACTAACGATGGCTAGTAACGATCTAGAGGTTGTTCTACGTATCAGGGCGCTGGTCGAGGGGTTAAAAGACCTCGGCCTGCTCTCTGATGGCGTTGATGATGTTGGTAAATCTTCCTCTGAAGCCGCGCAAACCGCGCAGGCTTTAGGGGGGGCGTTGTCGCAATTGGAAAAAGAACAACGTCTGGTCGACAATTTTAGGGATCTGCAATCCGAAGTTTCAAAAACAGATAAAAGTTTAGATGAGGCGCGCAAGACAACATCTGAACTGGCTAAAGAGATGTCGGCCGCTGAGAAACCTAGTAAGGGATTAGAGGCTACCTTTAATCGTTCACGCGTTGAAACCAAAAAGCTGGCAGCTCAATATCAAGATCAAAAATTAAAGCTCCAAAATGTCCGCAAAGAGATGGCTAGTGTGGGCATTTCAACCAAGAACCTGGCAGCACACCAGGCGACCTTGCGCAAGGAATTAAAGGCTTCTGAGAAGAATTTAACAGATCTAAAAACAAAGCTGGTTCAGACCCGTAATGAGTCCAAGAAAAAGCTTGCAGACCCTACAGCTAAACTCAATAAAGGGTTAAAGGAATCAAACAACTTAACAGCTGATCTTAGGAATGAACTCGCTAGGCTGGTGACTGCCGGTGCATTAGCCAAATTTGTTAGTAATTCTGTTGAATCAGTACGCAAGGCAGAAGCTTCGTTTCGTGGTCTTGAGGCTGTGGCCGAACATGCAGGGATTGGCATTGGCGTGGCCTTTCAGGAGGCCGCTAAGCTCTCTGCAGACGGTTTATTGTTAGTGACTGATGCGTCGAAATCACTGCAAAACTTACTGGCACGTGGTTACAACCTGGATCAAGCAATTCAAACCATTAACCGCTTGAAAGATGCGGCGGCATTTAACCGCGTGGCACACCTATCATTGTCCGAAGCGGTGTTAACAGCCACCGAGGGTTTGAAGAATGAAAACTCGGTGCTGGTGGACAATGCGGGTGTTACCAAAAACGTCTCCAAGTTGTGGGCAGAGTATGCCAAAGAAATTGGCAAATCGGTTACACAGCTAAGCCAGGCCGAAAAGATACAGGCTGAAGTCAATGGCATACTACATGAAACAGAAGCCCAGGCTGGCAATGCGGCCAAGGCATTAGAAGGTTTTGAAGGCAAGGCCGCTGCTCTAAATAAATCAATTAATGATCTGCATGTTGCTTTTGGTGTGGCGTTATTTCCTGCACTTATCAAGTTGGCAGAATTTGGCACTTTAGTAGTCAATGACTTTGTTAAACCATTATTGGGTGGCGTTGAGATTTTGGCTATCAAGTTTGCTGCCTTTGCAAGCTCTACCGATGACATGTGGACATTCCTGACTTCAGGCAACCGAGAGGCGATGGCTGCCTTTGATGAAGTAATAAATAATTTTGAGCTGGCCGATGAGATGGCGGCTCAGGTGGTCGAGCGTTATGAAGAGGGCCTGATCCCGGCGGCACAAGCCGCGACTGGTTCTCTCAAGAAACAAGGTGAACAGTTAAAAGAAACAACTGATGATGCAGACAAGCTATCTGAAACAACCCAAGCCTTGGTTGACAAGCTTGATGGTCTGACTAAAAAAGGCGGTGATGCTGGTGATTCGCTGTCGAAAGTATTTAAGGATATTGATGCCAGCTCTGTCGAAGGAATCCGTGCCTATGGTGAGGCGCTGCAACACCTGATTGATGAAGGCAAGTTGGCGGCCAGTGTTGTTCGCGATGAATTGGCTGTGGCGCTGGCAAAACTATCGGGTGCTGACCTGCAAATTTTCCAAACCAATGCCATTGCGGCCTTTGGTGGAGCTGCTGATAAGGCAGGTGAATTAGCTACGCTGCTGGATGGTTCACTGTCAGCTGCGTTAAAACGAATTGGCGCTGATGTACATGAAGTTGAGACTGGCATCACTTCGGCTGGTCAAGACATCATTGATACCTTTCAGGCCATTGCCAGTAATGCACAAGCATCCGGCACTCATATCACTGCTGCTTTTAATGCCGCGCTTGGCAAGCTGGGCAACAATAAAGAGCTGCAAGCGCTGAAAATTAATCTTCAGACCGCTTTTGAGGCAGGCAAGATTTCTGCCGCCGAAGCACTGCCGCTGTTTGCTGCTGTTGAGGCGAAATTAAGAGAGGTCAAGGGTGCGGCAAAAGAAACAAAGGAAGAGTTTGCCGGACTCACTGAAGCCTCTACGCAGGCGGCTGATGAAGCTGCAGTTGCAGCTGCGTCATGGTCTTCTTTCTGGACTGATCTGCGTGATTCATTCTATGAGATGTCGGATGAGATCGGTGAAGCCTATGACACGATCCTTGATCGCAATGCGCAGCTAAACCACACCACCTTTGGTTTTTTTGACAATCTGAATGATGGCCTTAGTGGTCTGACACGCACTTATCAAGATCAAGAAACAAAATTCAATGCGTTGATGCGACAGATTGATGAAGGCACGTTGTCGGCAAATCGATTGGAAAGTGCTGGTAATACTGCTGCCCGTTCTTTCGGTTTGCTGGGGCGTGAACGACTGGCAGAATTGCGTGGTGCCCTTGATGATGCGTTGCGGAAAATCGAGCGCCTGGATGAGTCTAGCCAGCGGACATTGGAAGGACTGCAAGACAGGCTTGATCGCTTGCAAGGTAATGAGCAGGACATCCAGCAGCGCGAGTATGAACGTCAGCGTAAAGATTTAGAAAAACAGCTTGAGCAAGCACAGGACATTGGTGCGACTGATGCGGCCGCTGATCTGCAAAAAGCGTTGCAACTGTTGCAACAGGTTAATCGAGCTGAGGCGCAGCGAATTCAGGAGCGCCAGGCAGAACGTGATCGACCACCTCAACAAGATCAGAGTGTGCCCAACCTGAACGCCACGATAGAAGTGAATGGAGTCACTGAGCCAGAGGCCGTGGCCAGACTGATTGAGCCTCAGTTACGCAAGATATTAGGCAGGAGTTCTTAATGGTAGGTGTACAACGTTTCTTTGCCAATAATAATAATCTTCTGCGAGATGCCATTCTGGCCGCCTCGGCTGTTAAGCCTGCTGCTGCGATCTTTCGCAGTGCGATTACCCGTGATGGCAATGGAACAGTAAAGCTCACCGGCAGTTACAGCGGCGCTGAAGATGCCAGTTTTGATATTGAGATCACTAGCGACACCAGCGCGACACCACGGGTTAGTTCGCCAGTATTTTCGGGTGTTGGCAATGGCCAGTTGCAGGGTTTGTCGGTTGACCCAGGCACGTCGGCTGAGGTGTTCACTATTAGCTTGGCTGACCTTGGTAGCGATACCACCGCAGCCCAGGCTGGGCTGGGTGATGTTTCTCTACAGGCTAAGACAGCTGGCAGCGCTGGCAATAGTATTAATATTACCGTTGATGAATCGGGTCTTGTCTATGCCGACACTGACAATGCCTTATTAGATGACTGGTCAGCCAGCCAAGCATACCGTCTCGGTGATCAATGGGATTTTGGAGCCAAGCCGCTGCAGGCCGATGGCGCATTAGACCCTGCTTCGCCTCGGATTGTATTTGGTGATGATCCGCAGATTTATCGTCAATACAAAAAACGTGAAGAAGGCCAATGGCGCTACTACGTGACACCGGCATTGGTTCGTGATGTATCTGAAGGTGCGCGGATTAAAACAGTGACCGGCAGTCGCTCGGTGACGATTACTGATGGCGTTACACCTGAAACACACAACACCATTGTTACCGTTTATGACCTGCTGGTGGCTATACGCAACAGCAGCACTTTGGTGGATGTGGTTGGTGTGATCTCGAATGATAGACAGCCCGCTGGCCAGGCTGTGATCGACCTTCCGTTAAAAACAGTTTCTTACGCTTTGCCTGTAATCACCACTGGCAGCAAGTATGTTACCGGGCTTAATAACCTGGTGGTGAATGCCAGTGCGCCCACCGAGGCTGTGGTGATCACTTGCACGGATAACGCAACGATTGGTTCCGAGCGTTGGAATGTTGAGGGCAAAGTTTCTGGCAAGTTGTTGGAGGCCATTAGCGGTGTTGATTATGAAAGCACTAACTTGAACTTTCGTGTGCCAAGTAAATCACCCGAGGTAAAACCCAGCGCCAATGTTTCGTGGGATACCTCATATGAAACACGGGATGATGCTGAGGTCAGTCCACCGATTTGCGTTAGCAACTTTACGCTAGGGGCAAACGCCGCTGGTAAGAGCATTACTTTTACATACAAACAACGCCCCAATGATGATGACTGCTCTTGTTCTAAGGCAGCTGTGTCGGGGCGGATTTCGGCCGCGTGCTTGGGCCTAGATGAGGAGGCAGTTATGGCGACACTTGATCCAGAATACAAGTCACGTCTGCAGACCTTGTATGACTGGCGATCAATTTTTATGCAGGAGAATACCTTCATAGGGAATGACAGTGTTGGCGGCACCACGCTCGACCGACAATTGATTGAATCAGTCACCAAGGTATTTGCAGAGGCGTTGTATTTATTTTTTGGCGATGCAACCGCTCGTGCAGCATGGGATGCGGCGTTTACTTCAATGCAAAACGAGCTTGCTGATTTTACCGGCAGCGAGACACAGTGGGTAGAAGGCTGGCAGGCCAGTAATGCATATTCTCAGGGCTGGATTATTCCTTCAGAGGCCAATGACAACGGCCATGTTTATATTCTGGTTGATGGTGATGGTGGCAATAGTGGTGCGACCGAGCCAGTTTGGCCTGTTGATGGCAGCCCTGTGGTTGATGGTGCGTTGACTTGGCGTGACGCTGGGCTGCGTAGTGACTCTGGCTTGCCTGCGTTTGATGAAGGCTTTGTTAATCAAGAGTGGTCTGCATCGGAAGTTTTTTCCAGCAGTGGTGGTTCTTATCGCAAGCCAACAGCATTAAATGATAATGGTCACTATTACAGATGCTTTACTGGCACTGCTAGCGCGACCGAACCCACCTGGCCCACTAATGGTGGATCAGTGGTGGATGGAGGCGTAACTTGGGTTGACATGGGGCTGCGTGGATTGGATATTGATATCGGCACGGTAGTGCAGCCAACAGAAGCCAATGCCAATGGCCATGCCTACATCGCTCTAAACTCTGGTAAAGATGGTGGTGTTGAGCCAACCTGGCCGGTTGATGGCAGCACGGTTAAGCAGGCATTCAGTGAGATAAACTGGCTGGATTTAGGCTACTGGCGACAGATGGGTGTTTCTCAGGAAACGGTACAAGATCTCAACCCATCGGCAACCGATGTTGGTGAGTTCATCACCCGCTATTCGGCCAAGATGGATGCGTTAGGCATCGGCCTGGGGATTGTGCCGGGAAAAGCTGAAGGCTCTAGCGTGGGCGGTGCTGCCTGCTGGAGCGACCCAGGTGACGGTTTTGCGTGGATGGCACCGGGCTATTTGCCTGCATTCACCAACCGGGCCTGGCACAGCGCTAAACGTAATTTGGACGGTGATATTGTGAGTACGCGCGAGTTTGCGTTGGCGATCAAGTGCGCGTGTCCTGAACATTTGAAGGAAGGCGATAGCATCACTATTACTATTGCCGAGGTAACTGGTGGTGGTAAGAGCTACCAGCTGGGCGATAGTTTTCGGGTGCCGGTGATCAATGCGTCGACGCTCTATCTTGCGGGTGGGGTTGATGGTGATGACACACATACCTGGTCGGTAACTGGCAATGTCAGCGGCAACCTGGCGGACTATGCTGTGGTCGATGCTGCTGAGGTGGCTTACAGCGCTGGTGGGGTTGGTTTTACAATCTATCGAGGTGGAATACCGTTCAGCCTCGGTGATCAGTTTCAGTTCGCGGTTGAGGGTGGTCAATATCGTTGGCGTAAAGATGGAGCAGCCTGGTCTGCTGCTGCGGATATTCCTGATGCCCCTGTCGTGTTATCTAATGGTGTGTCGGCTGATTTTCAGGCCGGTGCGGCACCGAGTTATGTCAGTGGTGATAGTCATTCATTTTTAGCGCGTCAACCTTATGCACCTAGCCATGTGCAAGCGCCACAAGATGATGCCTGGCAATGGGATGGCATTGGTGCTGCGCTGACCGCAAACCTGGGCAGCGCGCAAGACATTGATGCTTTTATGCTGGCTCGGCATTCTCTTCCTGAAGGTGCGACGATTACGATTGAGGGCGGGCCTGATGGTGCTAGCTGGCCAGAGTCGATCGCCTTGATCTGGCGTGAGGGTGTGATTGCGGAGCTGCTGTCTACTGATTGGAATGTAACCTGGTTGCGCATCACTGTTGCTAATGCCAGCGGTGGTTCAATCGGTTGGTGGTGGGCAGGTCAAGCACTGTCGACCGAGTACAGCGCAGGCAAGGTGTCGCTACGTCGTAACTATGCCATCAGTCGTGGTGCTGGTCTGAACCCAAGCGGGCTATTTGCTGGTAAGGGTCGAGGTGGCGAGATTGCCTGGAATACCTTTTTAAGCCAAACCGATCTCGACAAGCTGTTATTGATGCTTGACCACGTTAAGGTCAACGATGAGCCTATCGTGGTGTTGCCTCATCAGGATCATCCTCAGGAGGCGGCATTGGTAAACATCGAGGTTGACGATGTCGATATCGATGATGATTATCAGTTTCAACCTGACGACATCAACAACCGTTTATTGTCTCTGAGATTGCCTCTCGCTGCGGTATTGTCATGATCACATGGTTGCGTCTGGATACCGATCCAGCGATGGAGTTTTATAGCGCACCTGGTGCGTTGTTAACCTCTGATTTGCAGTTCCGTCGTTTGGCTAATATTGGTGCCCTACGCAGACCTCTATCTGTTGGTGGCTCGGCAGAAAATGCCAATGTCACTGTCACACTCGATAACGGCGACGGCCGCTTGACTGAGTATTTTAAAGTTCCCCCTCTGCGCCAGCCAGCTCGTTTAATCACTGCTGATGGCGACCTGTTTGTTGGCACTATTACTGACTGTGAAATTGGTAAGGAAATCAGCCTGTCGCTGGAAGCGGGTGGAACACTGCCGCTCTCTGATCGTTTGCCGCTACGGGAAACAACTGTCTGGGGCAGTTACAAGGATAAGGCAACCATTCCGTTGGCCTATGGCCGTCCCGTGGTTACGCCGGTGGCATATGACAATGATGGCCTGTTATTTGTCTGCGCAGACCATGCTTGTCAGGGTGTTGATGAGGTGAAACGTGACGGTCAGCTAATAGAGGCATGGGCCTTTTATAATGACATCGATGACACAGGGCACCCGATTGCTGTTTTGGAGCTGGCTGATCCGCTGGCTGAAGGTGAGCAGCTGGCTGTCAGGCTACGGGGCAAGATGCACCCGACAACCGGCGCGCTGCTGACTAACCCGGCTTTTGTGTTGTGGGACTTACTGGCTAATGTTTGCACTGTTCCAACAACGCTGGCCGACCTGGATCAATTTCGTGTTGAGACCGCAATCAAGGGGATTGAAGTTGGTGGTGTGATTGATGACTCGAGTCGTACCATTCGCGCCCAAATTGATGATATATGCCAATCGATCGGTGCGGTGTGGTCGGGGGGTATGCCAGGCATTGCCAGGCTGTATCCAATTGCCAATCCAGGAGAGCTTGACTGGAAAACATTCGACCAGCTCAATGCCCAGAGCCTGAAGGCAGAAAGCAGCCGGTCAGAAATAGTTACAGTGCTGCGGGTGTTGTATGACTATGTCGACGGCCAGCCGCGCAGGGCTGTGCAATTTGAAGCCCCGCAGGCCATTGAGGCGTATGGCCGTATTGAAAGCGAAGTGACCGCACACTGGCTGAGATCGGCCCGTTTGGCCGCTGAGTTGGGTGAACGTCTGCTGACCTACCAGGCCAGGCCTATCTGGAAGTTGAGTTGGAGCAGTGATGCGCGTGACCAGGCACCACCAGGTGTTTACGTCAGCATCAATCACCCACGCTCACCAATCGCAGGCCAAGTGCTGGTGATGAACTCGGAGCTGGCGGTCTCAACATCAAGTGTACAGATAGCCGCTGAAGCAGCCGCTGGGGTGGCTCCTAAAATCGTAATGACACGCCTTTCAACTGCCTTTGAAAAGGAGTTTAAAGGCGGTTCAAACGTGGTTTATAACAACGGTGTGGCTACCTTCACTATCGTTGGCGACAACGGCAATGCGCTGGTGAATGCCACGGCTACGCTCGATGGTACAGAGGCTAGAATCACCGACCACCAGGGCCAGGTACAGTTTGAGACTGCTAGAGGTACTCATGTGCTGGTGGTAGAAGCAACTGGCTATGAGCTAATGGAAATCGAGGTCGACGTATGAAGAAGCGATTTTTTAATAAGACCAAGACATCCACTGTCGCCCCCGGTCGGGATACAAAGCTAAAGCTAAAGCTACAGATGGCCAAGAAAGAGGTGATAGTACCTGATCTCTCTCCTGCTATTGTCGACCCGAACGACGGCTCTGCATTGGTTAGCCTGATGCCGGGAGAAGAGTACACCTGCCCTGCATGTCCCGCCCCTGCCACAATGGCTGGGCTGTCTTGGATAGATGACTTTAATGGTGATTCATTTGGCCCGATCACAGCGCCTTTAGGGTCGGCTGACGCGGGCGTTTCAAGCAATGGCGATCCTCGCACAATTGACGCACAAAGCTCGGGAGCTAACACCAGCATATCAATCAATAGCGGTAATAGTATCGGTGCATTTTCACACTCCCAGGATTCAGGTGTTTTAGGATTGTCTCAAGTTGATTACGACCTTGGCGGACTCGATTTGACTGTGGCTGGCACCATGAACGCCTTTCGCGTTGGCCTTAACTCAATCGATTTGGGTGGGTTCTTTGGCGTCATTGTTGATGGCGTTTCCATTGAACTGAGCAGCAGCACTGTTCTTCTCCAAAACAATAATGTAATGCCATCTGTCGCAGACATTCTGTTCTCGGATTTTTTTGGGGTTGACTTCACCAGCGTCAACAGTCTTTCATTGTTTGTTGACGGCAGCACTACTCAGGCATTTGACGTCTCGTTTAACATGATCGGAGTCGTTTGCTCTGGCCTGAATAGCAGTGGTGGTTCTGGTGCCCAAGGGATGAATGGCAACTGCATTACACCTCCGTAG